ATCGGGTTTGGTATGCCGCTGCTCTCGTCAAAGATCAGCATCATCCCGTCCTGGTTGTGGACGCCCGCGTAGCTGTCAGGGTTCTCGGCTGACCACAGCTTGCCCTCTGCGGCCCAGTAGCGCGTGCCTTTCTTCAGGTCGCGCTCAACCAGTTCAGTAATCCACTTCGCTGGCACCAGCTTGGTGGCGCTCACTTCCCACCAGTGCGAGTGCATCGCCATCGCCGCCCACTTGGTCAGTTCTGCCCAGGTCACCGACCGCAACTGATTCTCAGAGTTTGCGCTGACCACTACGCTCCCGCCAATGCGCGTAGTGAGCATCCACAGCACTAGCCAAGATACTAGGGCGCTCTTGCCGATACCCCGACCGGAGGAGACCGCTTCCCGTAGGGTGTCCATCTGAACCTTCCCCTTGTTCCGCTGGATGTGCGCCTTGATGTCGTTGAGCACCTCGCGTTGCCATTTGCGCGGGCCTTTGAAGTTGGCTAAGGGGGTGTTCTTCTGCCCCCAGGGAAAAACGAAACGTACAAACGCTTCGGGGTCATCCGCAAGCGCGGGTGACCACAACTCGACCATCAAGCGCTGCTCACCCTCTGAGCTGTATATTGGGAGTTGCATCTTCGACGTAGGTTAGGCGAGCACGGGCTTCTTCCAGCGCGGTGATGACGCTGATCTTCTGATAGACATCAAGGCTGATCTCTTGCTTGGCAGTCCAACCGTGGACATGCTGAAGGATCGCCAGGCTGGCCTTGGCGTCGCCGTTCATCGACGCCTCGGACAGTTTGCCTGCATGCGCCATCTCAGCGTCGGCTTTGCCTTTTTGCGCCGCCATCTCGGCGATGGGGTCTAGCTGACACAGCCGCCTGTATTCAACTGGCAGCATGCCGGAGGCCAGAGCCAAACTGTCGCCTTTTAGGCCCAAGCGCGCTGCTTCGTAAATCTGTTGCAGTCGCGCCTCAGTCGCCCTGATCTCCCTAATTTCTAGCGGTAGGGATTTCATGCGCGGGAGTGTATCAGGTTTGTGTTACATGGTTTGTAGTACGAAAAAAATTGTTCGCGGACCCTTCGCCAGCGTGACCGGCCGGTCGCCGGCCCTACCCCCCCTCTCGAATGCTGCACTGCAACACGTCCATGCCTAGGCAAACATTGCCCAGGCAACCATTGCCCAGGCAAATATGCTGCACTGCAACATGGCGCCAGCGCTGAGGCCAGTAGTCATGTAGTCATGTAGTCATGCTGCGCGAAGTGCTGCGCGAATTGCTGCGCGCGCGGTAGTCATCCCGTAGCCATAGCAGATTTAGTTTTGCGCGCGCGCTGCCGGGCGGTAGTCACGGTAGTCATGGGTTTGAAGTGCAAAAGTAGTCCCGTAGTCATGGTAGTCATGACTATTTCGGTCCTATGCGCCCCTCTATCGTCGCGCTGGGCGCGCGGTAGTCATATAGTCATGGTAGTCATGACTATCCGACAACCCCTATAGCAATACATGTAACACACTATGTAGCAAGACTCTACTACTATAGAACAACAGCATGACTATATGACTACACGCCCGGTAGACCCCATGACTACCGCGCCGACTACCGCATGACTACCCGCACGACTACCGCGCTACCAGGGAGCTGACCCTGTTAGCGATAGGGTCATAGGCAACACGCTGCAAAGCGTGTTACAGTCCCTACATGTCGCTGCAGTCCGCAGCGACGCAACCCGGAGAGACACCATGACACTACAACAGCAAGCCGACCAAGCGGTACAGCAAGCCGCCAACTGGAACGCAACGCAAGCCCGTTACAGCGCAATTGAACATTTGTGCAACAACACCGGCTCGGCTCATATTTACAAAGCAAAGGGCAGCGGCTGGACATTGTTGGCTAGCGCTGGCGCGTGCATTGTCGGCGCGTTGACGGTCGGCACCTATCCGACAAAACAGCATGCGAAAACCGCCGCTAACGTGCTTGGCTTGAAAGCCCACAATTATTGATCGTCAACCCGACGCGGCCACCGGCCGCGTCATTAGTAGAGTAAACATGAAAACCCATCTAACCCTCAAGTCCGCTAACGTCAAAACTGGACCGATACCCGTGAGCACGTCATCACGCGGCAGTTGTCCGCCCGATTGCGCCATGCGCGAAGAATGTTACGCCGATGCGGGCCCGCTCGCTTTGCACTGGTCGGCCGTGACCCGCGCCGAGCGTGGCGATGACTGGCCCGTGTTCGTCTCAAAAATCGCCGCGTTGCCCGACGCGACGCTCTGGCGTCATGACCAAGCCGGCGATCTGCGGCCGATGGCCACGGCGCCGACGGTCGACCCGGTCGCGCTCGGCGAATTGGTCGCGGCGAACATCGGCCGACGCGGGTTCACCTACAGCCATTGGCGCGACGCGGCGTCAATCGGCTGGATCCGGCATGCCAACGCATGGGGGTTTACCGTCAATCTCAGCGCCAATGATCTGGCCGATGCCGACACGCTCGCCGACGTCAACGCTGGCCCGGTCGTTTGCGTGCTGCCGAGCACGACGACCGCCAATACTGTCACGCCGGCCGGTCGTCGGGTCGTCGTTTGTCCCGCGACTCAGCGGGATGACGTCACGTGCGCAACATGTCAATTGTGCCAACGCCAGCGGGACGTCATCGTCGGGTTCCCGGCTCACGGGAACCGTCATCGCCGCATCGATATCCGTCTCGCCACAGTGTGATTATCAGGGCATGCGCCATTAGCGCATGCCCGGACGATCCGTCCGATTAGGGGTAGACAATGATTCATCTCACTGAAACGGGTTTTCACGCTGGCCGCCGGCTTTGCCTGACGTCACGCGACGACGGCGCGCAGAATGCGCACGCATCCTATGCGCCGCTGCGCGACCCGGCGTATCGGGCCAATTGCTGCGCCGCATGCCTGAAAACGTGGGCTGATGAAGCTTACGATGATGGCGATGACATGCCCGACTACATCACGGCTTTGCGCGCATCATGATCCGCGACGCACTGTTCGCCATCGCGCTGGGCATCGCTGGCGCCGTTTTCCTGTTCTATTCAATCTAAGGGTAAACCATGCAAGTAATTCTAAAGCCCGAATGCGCACGCATTCGGCAGCTAATCAAGCAACATGGTTCTGTCTGGACCGTGCTTGAAATAGCTCATGTCCAATGCTTTGCCGATATGGGCGTATTAGCGGAAAGCCCGGACCGTTCGCATTCGCGTTGGGTCAAGCTTGACAATTTGGAGTTTACCCAATGATCGCCCGGTTTCCGGGCCGCTGCGCCCGCACGGGCCGCGCCATCAAGCCCGGTGACGTGATCACGTTCACCAGCTCGCGGAAGGCGGTGCTTGTGCAACAAATGCACAATGACCCGCAAGGCGTGTCGGACACGATTCAATTCGGCGATCGCACGTTTTACCGTAATCGCGCCGGTCGTTGCGAGGATGCGCCATGCTGCGGATGCTGCACGATATGAGCTACCATCGCACGATTGTCGCGACGATTACGAACACCGACGACGGGACGACCGTTGAGGTCTCGCACGCGGCCGCGCGCTATTGCGTGCGCATGCGCGACGACGATAGCGGCAACTGGTTGCCCGTCGCGCGCGTCTATTCGGCCGAAGTTGACGCGTTGGCCTATGCTCGCAAAATCATAGGGGTTACAGAATGATCCACATACGCACAAGCGCGCCGCTGGCGCATAGCGTTGTCGAAAACGGTATTGTGACGCACGCGACCGTCGGCACTTATGCCGGCTTGCGCGCCGTTTTCGTCCGGCACTACGCCGGCAACATGATCGAAATCCGCGTACCGGGCGGATTGATCGTTGTCGACAAAAGGGATTTTCTGCTATGACCCGATCGTTTTACCATGATGGCGCACGTTATACGCTCGGCGACTGCGCGACCGTCAACGGACTGCGGCGCATCCGGTGGCAACAGTGGCGCCTCATCAGCGGCGCCTATGTGTTGACCCGGCAAGCATGGCTGCCGACGCGCTCGGCACGCCGCGACATTATTCAAACCCTATCGGAGATCATATGAATATCTACGCTACAAACAAACCCGACGAAGGGTATCAATTCCAAATGTCGGCAAATGGTTCCGATTGGATCAACGGGCGCGCCGCTGAGGCCTACACCTATGCTCATGTTTGGAACGATGAGCTAGACGCGAACGGCGAGTACTATGAAGGCACGCCACCCGACTGGACACGCGTGCCATGCGGGTACTGATCGCTTGCGAGTACAGCGGCACGGTTCGCGATGCGTTCCTCGCGCACGGGCATGAAGCCATGTCATGCGACTTGCTGCCGACTGATCGCCCTAGGCCGCATTACAGGGGCGACATCGCCGACATCCTAGCCCACGACTGGGACTTGATGATCGCGCATCCACCTTGCACGCATCTGGCTGTCTCTGGCGCGAAGCACTTCAAAGAAAAACAGGCAGACGGTCGGCAGGCGGCCGCGCTGGAGTTCGTTCGCATGCTCATGGGCGCGCCTATCCCGCGCATATGCGTGGAAAACCCGGTGAGCATCATATCGACCCGCATACGCAAGCCCGATCAGATAATCCAACCGTGGCAGTTCGGGCATGAAGCCACCAAGACGACATGCCTATGGCTGAAGGGGCTGCCGCCGCTGGTGCCGACCAATATCGTCGGCAAGGGTGCGCGGCATGTCACGAAGTCAGGCAAGAGCCTGCCGGTTTGGTATAACTTGCCGCCCAGCGCCGACCGTTGGAAGATACGCTCGGCCACCTTCCAAGGCATAGCGGATGCTATGGCGGCCCAATGGTAACGGCCCTTCTCGTGGGCTTGCTAGCCCTGCTGCTAGCGGCCCTGCTCGACCTTTAGACCACCCGCAAAGCTGTAGGCGCCGCCGGCGCCTCGACCATATCGCGCAATTGCGACTTCGTGTATTTCGCGGCCATGTCAGCGGCGACAAACACCTGTTTCTTGGTGGTGTTCGCCTTCGACATCAGCCGGCCAGCATCAGACCAACCCGCCTCATTCAGCGCATGCATCAGCGCGCTGGGGTGAATCCGGTGCTGCCCCGGCTGCGTCAGCGCGTCGCAGATGGCATGCCACGGGCCAGCGATCACGCCCATACTGAACACGCCTATCCGCGCCTCTATCTGCAGTTGCAGATACTCCTCGTGGGCCGACCTGCCGCGCTCGACCATGATCGCTTTCGCTTCCGTCATCGGTGGCGATGCGCCTGGCAGAAACGCCGACACATCCCGCGCCGCCAGATACCCGGCGACGATGGCATAGCCGCCGGCTTCGTACCACGACCACATCGCGGCGCCTTCAGCGTCCGTCATGCGCGGCGCATCCGACCATACGCAAAACCACCGACGGTCGTTGCTGGGGATGGATATAGCGGCGCGCTCGTTCGAAAAGCACAAAACCCAAATACGGTTCAGCGCGTTGTAGGGGTGCAGCCCTTTGCGGTTGACCGGCAGGTATTCCGGCGGCGCTGCGATGATGGGTTTAAGGACGTTCTCCATCGCCCGCCTATCCCGCGCCTCAGCCTGGCGTAGCTCGTTGATGACCATCACTTCCGCTTCCAGCGCGTACCCCCACGACGACGATAGCTCTTCGTTCTTGACGATCGACACATTCGACCGACCGATCGCCCACAAGAACGGCGCATATAGGGTGTCTTTGCCTGACCCCGGCAACCCGCCATGCAGCACCGCATGGTTGATTTTCTTATCAGCATGTTGCAGCTTATACGCCAGCACATCTAAGACATGCTCGCGCTCAAACTGTTCGGGTATAAGCCGCTCGACATGCTCAAGCCAGCGCGACGCATCGCCCTCAACGGTCGGCGGCCTGGCGTCGCGCCAACGGTTGCCAAAAACGGCGCCATCCATCGTCGCAAGGACCGACTCACCAGC